GTCCGTAAACATCATGATTTGGGTTATTAAATACAGGCTGTCCGTGTTGGTCAATAAATCCTTCATAGTTCCATTCCATTGGGATAAACAAAGAATATAAACCAGACTTTGTTTGTCCATTGCGGTTTCTGCTTGTAACGTCTGAATCATTGTAAAGCTTTTTAAAATTATCACCACCTTTGTCAAGAGCATTACTCGTTGATCCCATCATGCATTTACCAACTACACGAGCACCTAGCCTTAAACAAGTTTTAGTTACTCGCCAGTTATTTAGAATATTATCAGGCCTTTCCCACTTACCGCTTTCATCGTGAACTAACAGACTAAGCTTTTCACCGTCATAACTGTTATCGCCTGTGTTTTTCCAATCAATAGTAGTATCAAGTCCAACCAACTCTTCCTGCTTTTCGTTCGCAGTAATTTTCCTACGCGTAAACTTACTTGCAGGAACCCTATAAGCAAGTTCACTTTTAGGTCTGTCCATACCGTCTTGTATCGGTTTAAAGAAAAACGGATAGTTGACAGATATTGGTACAACTTTGTCGGTAAACATTTTTTTAGCATCAGCACCACTTTTAGATAGTATTCCATATCTAGAGTCACTTGATATTGTAGCCAAATTAACAGCTTCAGCAGAACTCATAAAAGAAAAGCCGCTACGTCTGTTTTTTAAATAACACATACCGTAGCAACGTTTGTCTGCTTTGCAAGCCTCCCAGAATATAAAGAACAGTCTGTTAGCCTCTCTAAAATCAGGTGCACCAACATCTATTTTGCTCCATTGAAGATACATGTAATGACTACCTGTTATATACGTTGGCTTGTCATTATTCATAAACCAAAAGCCTTCATCGCGATACTTAAACTCTTGATCTATGTAATCATACCACTGTTCTTTTGCTTCTTCAGGATATGCTCTCCAGTCAAATATATTTTTTAGTTTACCTAGCTCTTTAGGATAATCTATTTTTTGCCATTTGTTTTTGGCTGACACGTGCACTGATTTCGGTTCAGGCGGCAGCCCAATTCGCAAATTTTGAATCTCCACCACTTGTCCAACTTTTCCAGTTTTGCTAATAACGATAATATCGTGTTCTTTATTATATCCATACTTCCATTTTTTAGATTTATTAAGTCGACTTAATGTAGTCTTCTTAATAGGTTCAACAATTTTATATAGCGTTTGCTCGTACATTACTTAGATCTTCCTTCAGCAAATCCTTTAAACACTTTCTCTTTTTTATCTTCAGGCTCTTTACCTTCTAATATATTCTCTTCTTCTTGTATACGATTAAGTATTTCAAAAGCATCAAATATAGCTAGCTTCTTAGTAGCGGCCGCGTTCTTTAATCTGTCAGCAGAAACATCATCTTCAGTATTAGTTATTATTTGCTCTTCAGCAACTTTAATTAACTCTTTAACTGCTTTGTGCCCAGCTTGGATTATAAACTTCTTCGTTTCCTTGATACTCATATTTAATTGTAATAAATTTATTTAAAACGCGGTATAGTTTAGTATTATCAATAACAAACTCATAAGTTGAAAAAGGTGTAAAGCCAACTAGCTCACCAACTTTATTTATACCGTCAGTATACTTAACTATACCAATACACTCTTCTTCTTTATCCTCAGCTAACGTGATTCTTTGTTTTATTGGTTGAACAAAACAATAACCATCGCAAGCTGTCCAATTGTTACTGTTGTATAAGAATATTTGATCCTCACTAACTATATAAGTGTCTTCGTCAAAAAAGCTTTTACTATTTTTCTCTCTACCTTTAACATCGTGCCAGCGTCTAAATACATTATGATGCACTATAACAGTATCGCCAACTTTTATTTTTGTTTTAAAAGCGGTGGGCGTAGCTTTAACTACAGCTTGTCTATTGATAAACTGATGATTATATATTTCAGTATTTAATATAAGCTCTGCCTCACCAACTTTTTTAACATTATTGTATCTATCTCCTAAAGGCTCTATTACAAAACTATGCGTAGCTTTCACTAATACTCTAAGTTATATTCAACTGATACAGCCATGTTTTTATTGAAGTCTTTCCAAGGTAATACATCTTTGTTTTTTCTAATATAAACAGAGTACTTATCTTTTTCTTCTATTATATCACAAATAGTATGACCACCGTAAACTTCTTGTCCGACAGCATAGTGCATAGCTTCATTTTTGTAGTCTTTGCCTATACTAATCTTTCTTATCAGCTTCGCCATCTTTGTGATTTATTTCTCCAGTTTGAATATTAATGTCTACAGTTCCGTATTCTTTTTCAAACTCTGCTTGAAGTACAGTTAATTGATCTTGAACAGTTTGTATGTTGTGAAGCAATGTATGTTTTTTTGTTTCCATCATACCAAGCTCTAGTTGCGCTCTGTTAAGAGTATTAACTATTGATTGAACTTTTTTTAACTGTTCGTCTGTAATTTTTTCTGCCTTAGCTTTAAGGTCTACAATTTTATCTGCCTTTGCAGTCTTTCTTTTTGCCATGATTTAATTTAATTTAAGTTAATTGTTGTTTTTATCTTTCAAATCCTAATACTAATTTTATAGGATTTATGTTGTAAATCGTATCTCCGTTAGCTACAGTCGTAGCATCACCAGCTCCTGAAGTTGCGGTGGTTAGATTTATTGGCCCTGTCGCCGCATCGTCAATAGACGCTACAGTTCCAAGAAGAACATCGTCTTGAGCGTGTAATACATCGCCAACTGCAAAGTGCTCTCTAACATCCATGCCGGTTCCTGCCATTACTATAGCCGTAGGTGTTGTACTGTTTATATCCGCGTCATTAATTACGTTTATAGACTCAAAAGTATTATCAGCAGATTGACTAAATATAGCTACGTATATAGTGTCAAAACCAACATTATCTCCTGTTGTTACATCTCCTTGAAGTATTAGTGGTGGACAAGCATTAGAGCTATCACCACCTACTGTAGCTACAGCTGTACTCTGTATAGTACCTGTAGAAAAGTTAGGAACGTCAAACTCTATAATACCTAAAAAATCATTACTAGGTCTATTTTGTATAGAGCCTCCTACTGTTCCTAAAGAAACAGTATTTGTTTTAGAGAAAGCAATACCAAAAGCATGGTTGTTTACTGTTGGATCTGCGTCTCCTTTAGCTCTAACTAAAAGAGTTGCACTTCTTAACGAATTGCATCCTCTTGGAACTTGTATTGCTGTCCAATCAGCTACTAAATTTCCAGCTCCAAAACTTCCAGCGTGCTGTTTGCTGGCCGCTACTACTGGTGAAACTTCTACTGTAAAAAATTTATTGATCATTTTATTTTTCTTTTATTTGTTCGTTTTTCTTTGAGCTTCCACCGAAGAAGAAGTCTATTATTGTATTTACTTTAGCACTCATAGCGCCAAATATTGTTGATATAAAGCTTATTTCAAATTCACCTAGCTCTAAGCTTTTAGTAACAAAGTAATTAAACATTACAAATGTAATGCCAAAGTATGCTACTGTAAACAACGTTGCTAATACTTTTTGTATAACAGCATCGTCTTTATATAGATCACGTGCATCTTTACGATCTTCAACTTCTTTTGCAAAAGCTTCTTTCTCTGCTTCAAGCATTAGCTTCTTTATTGCTAGTTTTGCCGCGTCTCTTTCTTTGTCTGTAGTTATTACTTTATCTAGTATACCTTCAGCGTTTTCAACTACTTTACCTAGTATACCTCCAAATATATTACCCACCATATGCGTTTCCGTTATTTGCTTCTTTTTCCCAAGGAAAGTTACCGTCACCAGCTTCTTTAGCTACACCATCGACTATAATCATGTCTTTGCCGTTGATGTCCATTCTTGGATATGTGTTACCGTTCCATTTAACAAAGTTATCACCGTATGCTAATTTACCTATACGCATATCAGTTGAGTGTCTCATCTCGTGATTAATAACTTGTCTCTCTACTTCACTACCAGGCTCTATGTCATTGCTAATAAAAATGCTACCATCCATATTAGCTTCACCCATAACGCCTTCTTCTAAATCTTTTCTAATAACAGGTGTACCAGGTACAGA